CGGCCATGACTCTGATTACGGCCACGTCGAATTCCTTCGTCACGTTTGCTCTGATTTTCATTGTGATCTCCAAGAAAATGCCCCGTCTAATGGGGCGTTATGTGGGTGTTGCGCCGAGCCAGCCACCTGAAGTGAGGCGGCATCCCGGCCTGTTGATATGCCGCCCACAGCTCCGCGCCTTCGGTGCAACGCTGCAGGGCGGGGCTCTTGCCGGCTGCTTGGCAGATAGGGCAGCCGGCGTGGTGGTCCAGGTACACGCGGTCGGCGGCGTACCAGTCGGGTGGGGAGGTCATGGCTCAGTAGCCCCCGGCGCGCCGCACAAGCACAACAAGTGCCACTGCAGCCTGCAGCGGTACGACGCCATTTCCGACCTGACGCAACTGGTGAGCGCGGGATTCGTCCACCAGATAGGCCATCCCATCAGCCAGCATGCGAACGCCGGGTTTAGTCGCCGGGGCAAGGTCCGGTCGGTTGGCGACAATGGCCGCCCATCGAGGGTGGAGAGGACCGGGTGCGAAAAGTGGTGCTCCACGAAGTTCGGCAGCTGCTCGCCCTTCGTGCCCTGGCCACGCTCCTGCAGGCTCTGGCTGTTCGGCGTGCGGTAGTCCCTGCTTGCCGGGGTCGGCCACTGTTGGCTCGACCGATGGAGCGTCAGCATGCCGGCCTTCGCCGATCCGCTTTGCTCCGCGTCCTGGGCCATCGGCGTCGGCCACTGCGCCGCAGCGCTGGGCAGCATCAGGTCGCCCTTGCTGCCCGCCTGATTCGGCCCGCCCTTCGTGCCATCCGTCGCCCGTGGCGTCGGCCACTGCTCCATCAGCGCCTTGGCTTGCCCGTCCAGGATCAGCACGTTCTTGCCATTCACCCGCTGGTAGTCCACGCCCTTGGCCGACTGGGTGGTGGGCGTCATCCACAGCTTGGCGGCCAGCGCAATCGTCGGACGGTCCGCCGCGCCGGCCGATGCCGAGCGGTTGATGCGTTCGTGGCCCGTGTCCGGTGTCGGCCACGCGCCGCCAGGCAAGGCAGAACCACCGTGCGCGTCCATGGCTGGCGCCCACGTCGGACGCGGAAAGAGTGATCCATTCCGCGTCCCACCCGCGGTCGGCCAGTTCTCCCACGACGCGGGCGGCGGCACGCTCGAAGAGCGCGCCTTCGGCTTCGTCCACAGCGGTGGCGGTGGCAGTAGCGATGGCGCTGACGTTCTCCAGAACGAGGCCATGCGCACCGCAATCGTCGGCGAGGTCGAGGATGTCGAAGAACAGGCCAGAGCGCTGGCCATCGAGGCCGGCGCGGCGGCCGGCAATGCTGATGTCCTGGCACGGGAAGCCCGCAACGATGAAATCCACGCATCCGCGCCACGCTGCGCCGTCGAAGGTGAGCAGGTCAGACCAGATAGGAGCCGGATCAAGGGCTCCCGCCTCCATAAGGCGGGCAAGCTGCGCGGCTGCAGGGGCTTCCCGCTCCACGTAGCAAACGGTTCGATGTTCGACGCCGAGTAGCTCGCATGCGGCGCGCACGCCTTCTCCGAGCATGCCGGCGCCGGCGCAGAGTTCGATGGAATGTAGAGCCACATCGGCGCTCCAGAAAGAGAAAGGCCCGCGTCAGCGGGCCTGTGGGTTGGGTTCGGCTGGCTCTTTCCAGCGGTCGCGCTTCTCTCCGCGATCTCGGCTACGTCGGGAGGCCATGGGGCGCCCCTTTCCATCCGATCCGTCGCAGGTAGTGGGGCGGCAGGGTGTGCCAGTCGAAATCGTCCTTGAAGTCGCCGCAGTGGTGCTCGCGCGGCGTCAGGACATGGCCGGCCGCAAGCGGGTAGGTCGTGCCGTGCACGCCGCCCAGCATTCCCGCGCGCTGATCGGCGGGCACTGGCGCAGAGCGGCGGCATTCGCCCACGATGCTGTTGTGCTGGTGCCACCAGTCACAGCCAGCGCAGCAGGGGCCATGCCTCACGTACCAGCGGTCGGCCAGCTCTTGGGCGTCAGCCATGGCTGTCCCCCTTGATGCCGTGGGCGGCGGCGACGATAGCGCGGGCATGCTCGCGCATTTGATTCCTGCCTTGCTCCAGCATGTAGTCCCACGGGTAGTCCATGATGTCCGCCATCTTCCGTGCAGCGCGGTCGGCTTGCTCCTCCGTCAGCGGCTCCACTACAGCCGGTGGCGTGGGCTGGGTGCGGCGGGCGGCTTGCCAAGCCTCCCACTGCTCTTGTGTTGCTGCAAACGTGTAATACCCATCGGATGCGTGTGTCAGGAACGGATGAGCGGCGCCAGCAGGGCCAAGTCGGTTTGCCATCCACGCCTCGAACTGTTCGCGCTCGCTCGGCGCTGCGCTTGTGGTGTCAGTCATCGCGGCCTCCTTTGTTGACGTCAGAGGGGATCAACATCGCCCCGCGCTTGGCTTCTTCGATAGCCTCTTGCCAAGTGGCGCTTGCTGAGTCCCGCCACCAGCCGTCGTACAGCTTCGACCCGTTGGGATGCGTGACCCGGATGTACCAGTTGGTCGAGAGCGCGTCCTTGGACACGTTGATGTCGTGGCCTTTGAAGCGCGCGTCGTGTTCTTCTGGCTCGGGTGGCTCGTGGCGCTCGCAGTTGCATTCGCAGCATGGGCAACGCATCACACGCCTCCTTCCTTGGCCTGGGCGCGGGCGGCGTCGATGGCGGCATCACACTCCTGCGCGGTTTTCATCCATGAATGTGTGAACGGCTTGAATTCACCGCATCCGGTATCGCGCAGCCAGCGATACCGCGCAGCATCCTCCGCATCCCCCTCTGCTACAGGCGCTGCCCCACCTGATGCGGGGGAGGCGTAGGCGCATTCGATCCGGTAAAGGCCGGGATATTTTGCGCAATCCCGGACCAGCTCTGCCGGTGCTGGGCCGTCTGCCCAGTAGTTCGCGTCATGTACCCATTTGCCGAAGCCATTCTTGCGCAACATTCGGTGCGCAACTGGCGCCCCCGCTTGCTCGGAGGTGGGCACTGCCTGCTGAGCGGAGAACGCAGCGGTTGTGCACAGCCACACGTCATCGCGGCACACCTGCTCGCCGTTGATCGTGTCGGTGTAGAGCACCGGCACCTTGTCGCCGCCGAGCTTCCAGCCCTGGGCCGTGCGAATGTCCAGTGCGCGCTGGTATGCGGGCACTGCCTGCTGTGGGGCTGGGTGGCTGAACAGGCACTCGGCGTCACACAGAGGCGGCGGAGCATCGTCGTAGCGGGTGTAGGTGGCTTCGCCTTCGTGTTCTTCTCCGGTGGCAACGAGATAGACGCGCTTCACCGGCTCCTGCGCTTCCGCTGGTAGCTGAGGTGCTGCCTCTATCCAATCTCGTGCGCCTTGGAGTGTTGGCGTGATGCGCACAAGCGGATGGGCAGCCCACGAGCCAAGGGGGCGCATGGAGCGTCCTTCGAGCGCTACACCTGGGGCGTATACGCCAACACGTTTTCCAAGCGACAGGGCCATCCCCACCTCTATGAGAGCACCTTTTAACGGGAAATCATCTGGCTCAACATGCAGCACCACGCCTTGCGCCGAAGCCACCTCGCGTGCGATGCGCACCCACAGTTCGCCAACGTCATCAGTTTCACCTGGGCCAGCTTCGTCAATCCAGGTGCTGACGATGGGCCAACCCGCAGTGCGCAGCGCACGCCAGCGGGCCGGGCGCTCAGGAAGACTGGCGCGGCTCGCCACGTAGATGCCCGCTGGCACCGCTACAGCAGCAGGCGCTGCCTGGGCAGTCGGGGATGCTGCGAGTGCACGCAATCGCCCCAGCTCGATCTTGAGTTCGGCTACTTCGATGGCCCGCTGATCTGCGAGCCGCATCCAGGCTTTTGCCTTGTCGCGGCCCAGGTCGTAGTAGGCGTGCATCTTCTCGGCGCCAAATGCGGGGCAGCCGAATTCGAGCATGCCGTCCGGCTCGGGCAGCGCCGGATACTCGCCCGAAGGCGCCGATATGGGATTCCCCATAACGGGCGCTGGCTCTGCCTTGGGGGCGGCTGCGAGCATGGCGCCGTACACCTCGCCGTAGATGCCTTCCTCGATCCGAAGCGCCTCGACAGCGACATTCTTGTAGACCGCCGTACCGTTCGCGTACTTCACGGCGGCGGTCTTCATTTCTTCGGTCGCCTCGCACGGCGCCAGCACAAACCCCGCTGGCGGCTGTGCTGCTGCGGTGGAGAGGGCTGCGCGAAGGCGGTTGATGAATACAGCCGTGTGTTCCACGTCCTTCCATGCTGGGGTGTCCCAGCGGTCAACGACGGCTTGCGCTGCTGCTATCAGGGCGGCATTGGTATTGGTGGTCATGGTGTGATCCTCGAAATCTCAGCCAGCAGCCCGGCGCGGGCATCCTGGCGAGCATGGGCGAATGCGTCGTAAAGCGCGTTGTGCAGCGCGTTCGCTGTCGTGAAGTTCGGCAGCGGCAACGAAACTTCCTGCCCATTTGGCAGCGTGTATTCGGCGATACCGCGCGGGTCGCTCATGTCTATGGCGGCTTGGTTGTGCCAGCGGAACGAAAGAGCGTTACCCATTGCTCCCTCCCTCATCAGCACTGGAGGGGTAGGGCAGGGGCATCCAGAGGATCGGGTTCACGTGCATGAACGGCCAAATCCATGCGCCGTTTCCCGCGTAGGCCGATTGAAGCCAATAGCCGCTGGCAACGGCCTGTTCGTGCTTGCCACGCAGAAGAACGTATCCCGAATTCTTCGGCGCTGTCTCAATGGGACGCCACACGCTGGGCTCACTGATCTGGTGCAGGCACTGGCGCGAGCGCAGGGGCTCCACGCCACCAGCGCCTATGGCGGAGAGCTGCTGCTCCAGCTCCGCAATGCGGGCGTGCTGGCGGCGCAGCTCGGCGGCGGCTTCATCCATCACTTGGTCAACCTCCTGGCAGTAGCCTCCAGGCTCGTCTTCGCTCACTTGTGGGTATGTGGCTACGGCGTTCTGCAGCCAGTCGGCCAGCCGCAGCGCCTCAGGTTGTTCTGCTTCTGTCATGGCTAACAGCTCCATGAAAAAAGCCCGCGCTGGGCGGGCTTGGTGGTTGAATCTACTGGCCGGGTCCGCTTACGCGCCGCGCCATCGGTACAAGGCCAGAGAGCCACGTGGCAGCCGCCCCGTTGCGGAGCCTTCTTTCTGCTGCGCGTTTTGCTCGATTGCGCAGGTAATAGCTGTGGCGGCGATCTATGATGTGTTGCCGGTCAAATGCAGGGCGCCGGGCGTCGGGGCCAGGAGTTGCCGAATAAACCGGTGTCTCCCGGCCCTGCACACCTACCTGCTTGCGGTAGCTGACGATCCGGAAGAACTTCCCCGGATGGTTCGCGCGCGCTGTCGTCAGGCAGGCGTTGATTCGGTTGCGCGGCCATCCGAGGTGTTCGACAAGCTCAGGCACGCTCATGGGGCCGCACTCACGCAACGCGGCGATGATGGCGTCGCGCGTGGTCGAAGGCGCTGGCATTAAGCCGCCTCACGAACATCTGGGGCGTTTGCCGCCAGGGCGGCACGGAGCTTCGCCTCATACTGACTCACCAGGCCGGCGAACGCGAGTATGTCGGTTTCCAGCTCTTCAATGGCGTCCTCATCGCGGTTGATGCTGTGGATGACCATGTGCTGCAGGTCGGGACACCAGAGCACCAGATCAACCCACTGGCGGCCCAGCAGCCACAGGTAGCCCAGGCACTGGTCCATGTAGGCCGAAATGTCGCCATCGGCCACGGCAGTGAAAAGGGTGTCGCTGCTAACCATGGTCTTGATTTCCAGCACGCCGTCGTCATCGATCAGACCGTCCGGGCTGAGGCCAAACACCGCATCGTCAGACAGATAGAACCCAGCTTCATCTACCATGTGCCCCGTGCGGCCCTCGTACATGGCGCGCGCGATCGGCTCCTGCTCGTTGCCGGTGCGCATTGCTGCGTTCTGGAACTTCGACGGAGCGTGGCCGCCAACGCGCTCGCGTGCGATGTCGCGGGCATAGTCCATGCAGGCCTTGCTAGGCTGGCCGCTTTTCAGCTTCTCGCGGGCATCGCGGAACCTGCTGCCGGTGATCTTGCCCCGACGAGCTGTCAGCCATTCTTCTGAGCCTTGATCAAGATGTAGCCACGGCATCTTTCACCTCCACATCGGTTGCCTCTGCCTTTGCCGCTTCCGCCGTCAGGCGCTTCTTGTGCGACTGGCAGGCCTTCTTGAATGCGTCATGCGATGGCAGCTCATTGGCGAGCTTGCCGTTGTGCTCTGCCCAGTACGCGTTGAGTTCATCGACCGTCTTCGTCGCGCGCACGCCGTCGATGATTGGCGCCGGGTCGATTGCCGAAGGCTTGGGCGCCAGCGATGCCAGCCCTTCGCCGCCCTCGGTGTTCAGGTGGTGGATGGCCTGATCCAGGCGGTCGGACTTCGGCCAGTATTTGTAGGCCCGCTTCACCACGGTTTTCTTGGCCATCTCGCCGTAGTCGGTGTCCCACGGGGACGACTTCCCAGCCTTGACGGATTCAGAGCGATTCTTGATGGCGTCGATTTCTTCTCGGCTCATGCACTCGGTCAGATAGTCGCCGCTGTGCGTCTTGACCACCACGAATGCCCCGACCACCTCTCCGCGCTCCTTCGAGAACGGATTGAAAGCGTGCGTTGGCGGTCGGTCGAAGCCATTGAGTGTGAAGGCATCGTTGGCATGCACCAGCCCCGCCTGCGCCCACATGATCGAGCCCGATTGGATCGCGAGGTCGATCAAGCCCATGTAGCTGATGTCCAGGCAAATCTTTCCCTTGCGCGGCACAAGATAGGCTTGCTTTTTGGCAGGGTTCAGACTGATGCCGATGGCTGCGATGTTGGTCACAGCGTTGACCACGGACTGCCGGTCACCCGCCGCCAACTTGGC